TATAAAGCTGAATCGTTCCCTTTGCTCCGTAGACTAGTGCTAGACCTTTTGAAAGTGCCATGTTGTTAGTGTGTTATGAGTTTGCTGCTGCAAAGATTGTCATTGAACGCGAGAAAGTTCTAGCTCTTTCACTAGTGTCATTGATACCGAAGTCAGTTGGCGTTGCGAAATACGCAACAAACCCTCCAGACTCGTTGTATTCTCCAGCGTTCAATTCTGAAATGTTGTCGTCAACGAATAGCGGTTGCAGGATGTTTTCAAACGCTGCAACGGTAGCCAACACGTTGTATTCGGGAGTATCGTCAGCGGAAAGCTGAAGTGTAGCGGTTACGTCAACTTCACAAGTCCGGTCAATAGGATGAACCGGAACCGCAGTTGATGAGCGCACAACGATGCGCGGAAAGTCTGGCATCCGGTCTTCTAAGTCTGGATCTGTAAACGCACCGTGACCGTAACTGGTGAGACAAGCAGGAGTCCCAAGCGGAGACGCAGACCAGTCTTGAGCAGATAGCCAATCGACTAAAGCGCGTTCGGTTCTGAGAGCAACGGCATTCATTGGACAACAATACCTTTCGATTCAGAACCATCAAAAGCCGATTGAAACGCAGCGGTAATGTGACCCTCAAGTTCTTTGGCTTCGTCGTTGTAAGCTTGCTGCATCGCTTTTGAGTAGATTGCCTCAACTTTTCCAATCTGGTTGTCAGCAAGACCGATGTTCAAGCGAACATGACTAGACGGAGAAAAACCAGCCTTTGCATTGTATGCATACGCTGAAGACCCGCGATGCATTGAAACGTTCTCTTGGGGCAAACCGTATTGGTTCGCAAGATTGATGAGAGCTTGATTTCCAGCAACGATCCGCACTTGAGCAGAACCCTTCTTTGCTCGTCGAGTCCCACCGAATTGTTGAAACGACGGAGACAGCTTCTTGATTGCTTTGGTTACAGCAGACTTGAGGTAACCAACTGAACCAGCAGCGCGACGGCGAAGCTTTCCAGCAGCGTCACGCATATCTTGACCGTAGAGTCCGGGTTTTCCAGCTTTAGCGTTCTTCGCTTGAGCAATCAAGTGGACCAAGCGCAATTCACGCGAACGACCGAGAAACTTGCCGGTCTTCTTGTCAATCCTTCTCGCTCCAATCGGACGATTGAAGTAGTCGAGAATCTTGTTTCGAGCCGCTTGTGGGGACTTTGGCGGAAGCAGAATGTACAACCGCAGCATCAAGAAAAACGTGCGGGAGTTAACAGCATCAGCCAAAGACCGCCGAGTCTTGGGCAGATATTCCTTCCAAGCAGCGTCAAAGCGGGACGTATCTACTGTGACGGTTGGAGTCATTTGGTTTTAGCTCCAAGCTCAAGAGCGTAGTAAGCACCGGAGCCATCACGCTTTGCAGACATGATCCGCATTTGGCGACCATCGTAGGTCACAAGACGACCCACAACCGGAATCATTTTGCCAAAAGTCAGAAGCAAGCGGTCAGTGTTTTCTTGCAGCAGCAAGCTTCCAGACTCTTGCAAGAGACGGTCAGCGGTGAAACCAACGTCACAAGACCAGACCGAAGCGTCGACGGTTACAAGCGTTGAGTCAGCCAACCTCCAGTCAGAGAACTTAACCAAGATCCGCGCTTGAACGTTATCTTGGAAACCACCGGCAATGACCGAGTTTGCGTCAGTGATCGCAGCAGGAAGACAACGCACCAGCACTCCCTGCCAGAGAAACGATGGATTTCCCATCGCGCTTTGCAGCACGGACATCCCCAACTGGAGACTGGTTGCAATTAGGTTCACGCTTTGAAGTAGACACCAGAAACAATAATGCGGGAAGTAGCTTGGAGTTGGCTTGTGAGACTTGTGATGTCGCCATTTTCATAATGGCTCAACTCGCAGTAAGAAGTGCCTCCGACAACCTTACCAATGACAGAAGTCTTCGCTTGATTCGTTGCGTTGTCCAACCAGATGGACACAGCAGCGTTGTAGGTCGCAGGATCTGGAAGGCTCAAGCGAAGGTTTCCGGTCGCAGAACCACTCACCGAGTTGATGGTCAAATCAACGGTAAATGTCTCAACAAAACCAACAGCCGTTCGTCGAGCAGTGTTGACGGTAAAGTTAAACGTGCGACCACCACCGGAATCAATCAGCGTAGGAACCCACGTTGACGGAGCGGTCAGTGGGAGCGCGGCATAGATCTCATCGAAGTTCGCGTTCGCTTTGATCCACGACCCACGGAGCGTGTCTCCGTTGTTGTCGTTTGCGGTCGATCCAACGTTGATGACTTGTTGCGACATACTATTCCTTCGGCAATGCGTACCAACCCTCTGGCAGCGTTATGCGACCCGTAGAGCGCACAGAAACACCGTCAGCACCTTTGACCCAAACCTTAGCTTTGACGCTCTCAGCGAGCCTCACCGGCTCACCGTGGGGGACGTAGACAACGCGAGTCCCACAGCCACAGCTACCCACCAGCACGGTCAATGCGATCCAGAAGCTTAGCTTTAAGTTCTGAGTCTTGTTTTGCATCTTCGGCGGTGGGTTCAGTTTTAGCCAGACCAGTCAACCACTTCAGCAAAGCGGTGATGATCTGCTCGACGATGTTCACTCGGACTTCTTTTTGTCCGCATCCTTTGCGGCAATAAGACCAAATCCAACCGTCACAGCGGCAATGGTCGCAGCAAGATCAATGTTGGTGGACGGGTCGCCGTCAAACAGAGCTTTCAACGCTCCACCAACGGCAACCATGATTGCGCCGACACCTGCGAGAGTGGTTTTCCAGTTCATTTCTTGAGGGCTTTCCAGAGTCCAATTGCAGCAGCGATAAAAGCCAACACAGCGGCTCCGAGTTGGAACCACTGTGTCAGTTGCGGGATGAATGAAACCGCACCAGCAGCGGCAGCAGTTGCTAGAGATACTCCAACTCCATTGCTGCTGTTGGTATCGGTTTGCATTACTCGGATTTAGGTTGAGCGGCTTGCTTGATCTTTTCAACAATTGGCAAAGCGACGGCAGCATTGGCGAGACCGCCAGCTTTCACAGCAATGTCCAAAAGCTGAATGATGTTGTTGGCTTCTTGTTCGTTGAGCTTGAGCGTAATTTCCATATTAGGCGACCGGAGCTTCAACGACAGCAGCCTCCTCCGCAACCAAAACCGGCTCAACCTGCGGCAGCATCGGAGGGACGATCATCACCGGAGGAGCCCACGGCAGCGGCGGAGCGATGACCGGCGGGTTGATCTGGTCAGCGATCTGCAACGAGACGTTCGCTTCGATGGCGGTCTTATCGACGCCATTGGCATAGCACCAGCCGAGAACCTGATCCTGCGTCAGATCCTCGTAAGGCGTGAAGCTATCGGTCGGCGCAGCGAACGACGCGCTGCCGTAGCAGGTGCCGCTGTAGGTCTTCTCGTCGTCGCCGGTGCCGATGGTTTCAATGCCGTTGCACCTCCAGTCGGCGGTGATGACGACATCGGTTTTGTCACCTTCGGTGGGCTTAACGAGAAGGCGTTCGATGATCCAGTTGATGGTAATCATGGGATATTAGGCTTCCAGAGCTTCAACACGGGCGGTGAGTTCCTTGATGGCGGCAACCAACAGCGGGATGACATCCGTGTAAGCCACGCCAAGTCGATCAGGATTCGACGCATCGACAGCTTCAGGAAGAACAGCTTGAATATCCTGAGCAATCAGGAATGACTTGCGAGTGTTAAGAGCGTCGTTCTTGAACTTTCCGATAACAGCTCTCAACGAACCAACCTTAGCAACAGCATTGTTGATCGGTTCGATAATGTCCTTCAAACGCTCATCTGAAGCGGAAGTCCAAGAAGTGGCAGCAGTTCCATTGAGATAGACACCACCACCACCAGCGGCAGAAATTACGAAGTTGCTCGCGCTTGAATACGGACCAACAGCCCATCGAGTCGTTCCAGAATCAGAAGACAGATGGAACTTTGTGTTAAAAGCCGCACTTACACCCGTCGTCCCCACCAACAGATTCCCGCTCGCGTCGAGCGTCATCGCTTGGGTCGTCGTAGAATTACAACGCCAAGCATGGCTAAAACCATCGTAACGAGCATTCGCCCACAGCGCGTTAGCACCTGAACCAGCAGCAAAACGAACGACGTTTGTTGTATCACCGTCTGCGCTGCCAGCGGTGTTTCCAACATGGAGAATAACTTGATTATTGGTGGTTCCGATTGCTGACAGCTTGTACGAAGGACTTCCCCCCACGCCCAGCCCCGTGGAGTTGAGGGTCATTCGAGTGCCGCCTGCGCCGTCGTACCAAGTGAAGATACCCAGCGGCTGAATCCGATACTGTTCAATGTCGTTGCAACCAAAGCGCAGGTTGTGATTGCTGACAGCGAAAATCCCTCGACCGTTATTATCGATAAAATCATACGAACTGACGCTCGCATCGCTCGACTTCATGCGTATCATTCCGCCCGTATTAACTCCGGTTCCAACAATTTCCAGAGTCTTGTATCCTGCCGTATTGGTCGGACTCGCGGTGTTGATACCGACATTGCCTCCGCTAACCTTCAGAATGCTGGAAGCCACCGTCAGATCGCCGGTGATGGTGGCGCTGGCGAGGGTGGCGGTGGGAGAACAAGCCAGAAGGTTATTGAGCGAAACCTTCTTGGTCGTGCCGCTTGCAGCCATTGACGTATCGGAAACGTCCACGATGACCAGCGGATCGTTTGCCGGATCGGTGGAAGTTCCGATGCTCGTTAAAGCTGTAATCTTGCTATCAGGCATAGGTCAAAAAGTTAATCGGTGGAGAGTGAGAAAATGATTTTAGAACTACCGTCTTCTTGGAGAACAAATGAAACGCCATCCTCTTGGATCATATCTCGCCGCATAGCAGGATATGCCACCTCAATGGCATCATCCGACGTAGACAGTTGCAGTGAGAGCGCGAGTGTCATCAGGTGGTGGCTCGGGCGAAGTAGGCGATGACCGCACCAGAGGTCAGCGTAAAGCTGCTGATCTTACCCACAATGGTGATGCCAGCGGGAATGGTGGTTCCGCTCCAAGTGCCGGTAACACCAG